TATTGGCATATAGTCCGTCTTTCATTAGCAACTCCATCTCGCTCTTGCTGCTTTTCCTCGTTCCCCAGTCCAGCCTTTTGACCTTGCACAGAAACTATCGTGGCGTGGCCCACTAGCTTGGGGGGCTTGTAAATTTGCGTTGTTCTTGCGGTTATAAGCAGCTCTGCCTTTTGCCGTCATACCTGCACCTTCTTCAACCGATAGGTAATTACGACTTTTGCCTTTAGTAGTCTTAGGTATTGGCTTATCGTGCTTATCCATTGCAGCACGAATTTGGTCTTGCCTACTCATGCTTTTTCTTCAATGTACTTGCCGAAGGCTTCTTCTAGCTTATTCTTGCGGTTGCCTTTGGCGTACTTACGCTCAGTTGCAAGAGCAATAGCTACGGCTTGTTTCTTAGGTTTGCCAGCTTCCATCTCTTTTTTGATGTTCTTGCCTACCGCTTCTTTGCTACCTGATTTCATTAATGGCATGATTTATCCTTTTATTTCAAGAACTTAAGTTTATAAGTTGTGGTGTTAATCAGGTCTGCAATCTCATCAATAATGTTCTGTAGTTCGCTATCTTGCGGTAAATCTTGGCGAGCTTCTTTAACAAAGTTCTGTAAAGATTCCATGTAGCGTAAAGGGTCTTTAGGTTGGTGGTACACATTTGGAAATGCGGTGAACTTACCATAGATACCAGCGTGGGATTCAGCAAAGCTGTCAGTCAAATCTACAATAGCTTCGTAGTATTTTTGCAACGCTTTGTGGCGTGAATAGGAATCCGTTGTGAAATGGAAGAAATGCGTATTAGTCGCAGAATGTAGTAATGTTGCTACGAATAAAGCACAATTTTCCATACAAACTCCTTGTTTTTATTGATTATAGTCTTTCTTTTCAATTAATCCAATCACTCTTAATGCAGATTCAGGGCTATCCACTCGGCTTAATGGCCCACCCTTCCAGTTGGCTATAAACTTTAATTGTTCTGCGGTAAACTTGGCTTTAGCGTCACGCTTAACTTCCATTAAGATAGTTTCTCCGTTAAAGCACACCATCAAGTCAGGTATTCCTCTGCCTACCATTGATAGAATATAAACATCAGCACCCGCATTTCTTAGGGTTTTTACTATTTCTGTTTGATTTTCATCGGTTCTTTTAGCGTATGCCATTGTTTTTTAACAGTAATCGGTTAATATATGCTAACTTTACCATCTAAAGGTATGCTATGGCACGAAAAGCGTGTAGTGATGAGGAGTTTATAGCTCTTTGGAAAGAACATCAATCCCCTGAAAAAGTTAGTCATGCGATTGGTATTAGTGTTCGCAATACTTTAAAAAGACGCAGAACCATAGAACAAGAATATGACATAGTTTTAGATGCTTTACAGCCTAATGGGATGCCTAAGATTTACATTCCCGATGAGCAAATGCAAGCAAATGTCACCATTGAAAATGGCGTTATTTTGGTTGGGTCGGATTGCCACTATAACCCGCAATATGTAACTACAGCCCACCGAGGGTTTATTGAGTTTGTAAAGTATTTAAAACCAAAGATTGTGATTCTTAATGGGGATATTGCGGACTTTGCTAGTATTTCAGCCCATCATCGCATTGGTTGGCAAAAAGGCCCAACAGTCAAAGAAGAACTAGACGAAATACAAGAACGGCTTGGGGATATAGAGCGAGCACGACCAGCAGGCTGTAAGTTGATGATTACGATTGGTAACCACGACCTTAGATTCTCAGGCAAGCTATCCAATGTTTTACCCCAATACGAGGGCATCAAAGGGTTTGACATTGCTGACCATACACCTCATTGGAAATGGTATTGGGCTATTATGGTTAATCAAACTTGTATGATTAAGCATCGGTGGCATAACGGCATCCATGCGGTCTATAACAACACGATTAAATCAGGCACTAGCTTTGTTACAGGGCATTTACATTCTCTTAAAATTACGCCTTGGACTGACTATACGGGCACTAGGTACGGAGTAGATACTGGCACTATGGCTTGTATTAAAGACAGCCAGTTCGCCTATACTGAACAAAATCCAGTCAACTGGCGGGCTGGTTTTGCAGTATTGACCTTTATTAACGGCAAAATGATGCCACCTGAATTGGCAGAGGTTATTAATGAGGATGAGGGTTTAATTTACTTTCGGGGTCAGTTGCTAAAAGTATGAAATTAACGCCTAAGATTATTGAAAACATCTATGCCATGTTGTATTGCTGCGAGCCGTTTGCGTCTTGGGATTTGCCCCTACCTGAAGAATGTAAGTTTATAGTCGATAGCGACTTTGACGCTATGGGTACTTATTTATATGACGATGGGGAAAAACACGCCCATACCATAACTATATCTGACGCTAGGTGTGGGCATTTAGACACAGTAATTAGGACTATGGCTCACGAGATGATTCATGCAAGCCGTTGGAACACTTCCACCCAAGCGTGGACTAAGCATGACAAGACCTTTAGAAATAGGGCAAAAATGGTCGCTACCGAGCTTGGTTTTGACCCACTCGAACTTTAACTATATCTAGTAAGGTATCGAACTCAACTTGGTGGTATCGCTCAAAAGCCTTAGCTCCGAGTCCATGCACACCTGTAGCACCTCTATGATGCTCGGTACATAAGGGAAGTATTGGTGCGTTTGCCCGTTTACCCCCGAATCGTCTGACATGGTGAAGCTCTGCGGGGGTGTCATTAAAGCCCAAGTGGTAGCATAAGACGCAACCAAGTCTTGCAATATCGTCATTCTGTTGTCTTTCTTTTTTATTCATTGGCGTATTCGTACCACATTGTATAAAAGGCTTTAAAGTCGTCAACCCCTGTGCCGAGTTTAACGCATGACCCGTAGGATTGAACTTGCCAGTAGTCTTGAATTACTAACCCGTCATCTGTGTTGCCTTGCACAATAACGACTGTAAAGTTAGGCGTTTTAGCAAAGGCTTGCAATAATCTGCGTTGACCCTCGCTAACTTTTTCATTGGGGCGTTTCCATTCCATCACCAAAAACTTGCCTTTACGCTCTGCAATCCCATCTATGTTACTAGGGCAGAAATGCGGGTTTGTAGGTAAAAGCCCTAAGAACGCACCATAATCAATATGGGTCGCAAAAGCATTACGCATTATCTTATTGAATGTTTGCATCTTTTTGCAGTACATCCTCAAGTTCTTGGGCGTAATCTACAACATCGCAGCTTAATAAATAGGCTTCGGTATCGTTATTTTTAAGTTTAAGTTCATGTACTCGTTTCATGGTACGGGTAATATCTAAGAAAACTTCTGCGTAATCTCTCATTTGGTTAGCCTTTCTATATTTCTGTCATTAGCTTGTTGGGTACGCCATGCTTCAAAACGCATCTTGGCGGCTTCTAATTGCCATCTAAGGGCTTCTTTTTGCTCTACCGCTACACCTATGGCTTTGCATAAATCTTGATACTCTTGACTGCGGTAGGCTTCCCGTTCTTGAGCACCAAGGCTTTGTTCGTCAGTTTGCGACATCTTAATAGCTTTAAGACTGTGCCTAAAGTTCTCAAGTTGGGCCAGTTCACCACTTGCTTTAGCGTATTGCGGTGCTGTTTTAAATATAAAGTCTATTGCTTCGTGTGGGTCATACTCTTTCATTTCCATTCCCCCTGATTACCTTTGTTACCTTTTTTCCATTGGTCTGCAAATCCATTTAGTAAATTACTATCAAGTTGATGTTTTGATAGGTATTCTCTAAACTTTGCTAACCCCCATTGATTACGCCACTTGCAGAGCAATCTGACCCCGCTTTGGTATTTAAACTCTTGCTCAGTCAATCTCCATACCCATTCGCATCATACATTTCTTCTTTAAAGTTTCGTAGCTATCGTACCCGTTACCCAGTATTCCTAGTTCACGAGCCTTGTTCTCAATACCTTGTTGGCTAAACATCCATGACCTATCTACCTTTGGTTTGGCAGGGGTCATGTCTAAGACATCTTCCCACCTTGCAGCGTTAATCCATGATGCGGGGTACGGGATATAGTCTATTTCGGTTTGTTTGATTTGCCAATATCTAAGGTGCTTTGGTAAGGCTTCCATTGCTTCTCGCTTTTCAAGCAAGGTGAGCTTAGACCAAGCGTGTTCAGCTTTCTTTTTAGCCACTTTTTTAGGCCAATTAATCCAAAATTGTTCAAAGTCCACATATTCCCCCTATTTTGTTGCAAGTATATAAAGTCCTACATTACTAAACGCATACCCACTATATACAACTGCCATAGCTGTATTACCTTTAAAGCCTTGTTCAATAGAAATATAAAAGTAAATTGCACCAGTTAAGATAATTAACCAACTACTCATAATGCGTCAAAGTTATAAAACCATTCATCTTTGGCAGCCCATTTAGCGTGGTTCTCTACGCTATAGACCTCGGTAGGTATTTTAAAGTCGGGAGTCTTTAATACAGCAGGCACAAGCGATACATCGTACCAAAGGCATCTGTTGTTGGGCTGGCAAGCAAACTGCCCGTTATCTAGCTTAATAAAGTTATACGACTTATGTTCCTCAACCCCCTCACTAAAGCTGGTGTCTAAGCGGTTAGCTTCAGGGCTGGCAAAGTCAATCGTAAAAAGATAGTTACCAAAGTGAAACTGTTTGTCCTTACCAAAAAACTTCACTTTTAGACCTCGTAAATTAGACTTCTCAATTACCGCCATGTCATACGATAGGCAATCCCATATCTGTAGGTGGTCTAAGGGAAGTGGGGATTCTACGGCTTTCCACACATAAGCATGAATTGGCAGTTTGTCATAAAGTGCACCATACTCAGTCAACATAGACTCTATACGAAAGGCTTGACCCTTAATAGCCTTGGCGGTCATCCATACACAGGGTTCTAGTTCTCCTTGTCCTGACTCGTGGTTATAAAGAAACTCTCTGCGTACAAAACATTTTACTGGCGGTATGTTAGCTACTAAAAATGTCATTGAATCCCCCTTGAAAGACTGTAGGTTAAGTAAACTTAATGATTAATTATATAGGTACTTTCCCTATGGGTTATATATGTTACATAAAGTTGGTTAATGTAATGTTTATATACCTTTATGTATAGATTTTGGCTTTATTTATATACTTATAGATTAATGTGTATATAACTTATATATAACCTTATGTATTGATTGTTTTCCAATCAGTTGTATCCCAGTTGCCTTTACCATGATTACATTCATGGCATAAAACTTGTAAGTTGTTTATATCTAAAGCAAGCTCAGGGTGCGTTTTTCTAGGCTTTATGTGGTCAACATTCATAGTTGCCCCGTTTTCAGGCGTAGCACCGCAACAAAGGCATTTGCGACCATATTTAATTAATGCTTCCATTCTTAATTTACGCCATTCGTAAGATTTTAAGAAAGCAGCACTAGCTACATTGTTGGGCTTGGTAACCTCAACTTTTGAGGGCAATTTTTGTAAATACGATAAATTTTTAGGGGTTATTTGGCGTGGTTTTTCTTCTAAATCAAAGGTTATTTTGCGTATGACATAGCTTTTAGACTTAGTAACTGGCGGTTCGGGTTTATGTATTTCTTTTTGGCGTACAAGGTAAGTTTCGATTGTGCCAATATTTTTTTTCACAAACTTACGAGGGTTTGTGTTGTTGCGAAAAATGCCAATTTTTCCTAATGCTTTAACGCATAAATCATATGGTGATACACCTTCAAATTGACTGTGTTCTTTTCCTAAAACAAGAAGGTTAAATTTATTAATAAGTATTAAGTTCTGTTGTTCTCTACCCATATAGATAGTTCACCTTAAAAGAAAAACAAGAAACAAAACTACAAACCCCCCCTACCCCCCCAAGATTTGAGAAGATACCCTGACAATTCAGGAAAGACCAAAACAAAGAAGAAAAAGAAAACATCAACTCTCTAATCAAGAAAACTGGTGTTTTCTCTTTCCTCACTCGCAGAAATAGAAAAACCCCATAAGGTAGCTCTAAGTTGATACCACTTAACAAAAGAATCCACGACTTTTGCTAAATGCTCAAAGCTACCCTATAGGGTCTTAATGGAGTTCTACTAAACAGGTATCAATCTGCCCCTACATTATACAACAATATCAACGCAACTCAGGCCATATCAAATGGTAACTTTCAGGAAATAAGTCTTTACGGCTTACTAATCCTTTGGATTCTTGTTCCAACAAAGCCCCCAAATAGACCATCTTATCGGCTGGAATACCTGAGTTTTTCCACATACTTACAGCAGGTACGCTAATTTTGCAGATTTTGGCTATTTTGGTAGGCCCACCCAGTAACTCGATAATTTGGCTATCGGTAAACATTTTCTTCTTCATTAAGCAAGTTTAACAAAAATACAACGCCATATCAAATAGTTTGCACATTTATTTAATTTGGCTTAATATGGTGGTACAGCATAAGCTGTTTACTTTTAAGGATAATTATGGATGACTTACAGGAATTACATAACGAGCAGTTACAAGACCAAGAACGCCTAGAAATAGCTTTAGATAAGGCAGAGGATGGTGATATGTTGACATTGGCAGAACTTGACCTAATCAGGTTTCATTGTGGCTTACCCAATAAGCGTAGGATTAGCCCCATTTTGGGTACGATTTTTGACGATTTTTCTAATATTTTTGGGGGGAAACAATGATTGTGACAGGCACATCGACAGAAAAAAAAGAGTTTAAGGTAGCCCCAGTAGGGTCGCACCTTAGCCGTTTATACCGAATAATTGACCTTGGAACTCAGAAGTCTGAGTACATGGGTCAAGTCAAGATGCTACGCAAAGTGAAGTTCTTTTGGGAATTGCATGGCGATGATTTAAAGATTGAGGGCAAACCCCTTATTCAAACACGCAACTACACGCTGTCGCTAGGCGATAAGGCTTCGTTACGGAAGGACTTGGAATCCTGGCGCGGAAAATCATTTACCGATGACGAGTTGCGTGGCTTTGATTTACGCAATTTGTTAGATAAATGGTGCATGGTGACTGTTCAGCACAGGACTGCTAATAACGGCAATACCTACGCTGATGCGGTTGCAGTAACACCAGTACCTGCCATTGTGCAAAAGGCAGGACTACCACAGGGCGTAAACCAATGCGTATTGTTTGACTTGCAGAAGTTTGACCAAAAGATTTTTGACGAGCTTTCCCAAGGTTTAAAAGACCAAATTATGCAGTCAGCCGAGTACCGCAATACCTTTACTGATGTAAATAAGAAGTTGCAAGACGCAGCAATAGAAGACGACATCCCGTTTTGATATGAAAACTTGTTTTAAATGCCATCAACAAAAGCCTTTTGAGGGGTTTTATAAACACTCTCAAATGGCTGATGGTTATTTAAATAAATGCAAAGAATGTACAAAAAAAGATGTTTTTCAACGCAGGCATGGTGAAAATCGAGATGCCATATTGGAATACGATAGGCAACGAGGTAAAAACCCACATCGTCAAGAAGCTAATCGTTTAAGAAATGATGTATATAGAAAAATTTTTAAAGAAAGAAAAAATGCAAATAACAAAGTTAAAAGAGCTGTATTAAAGGGCTTGATACAGCGTATGCCTTGCTGGTGTTGTGGGGAAAAGGCTGAAGCACATCATCCTGACTATTCAAGACCACTTGATGTAGTTTGGTTATGTTCTTCACATCACAAACAGGCCCATGCTATATCAAAGGAGTAGTGCTATGAACCACATGATTAAAGACTTTATTGACCAAAAATATACAGTCAAAACCTTTCAAGAGCGGGGCTACGATGAAGAAGTACCCATCATCGGATTTGCCCAAGATGACTTGGAAGCTGTCATTAAGACTGTGGTTCAGGCTTGTGCCGACAGGGTTAAAAACTCCGATGATAGAATCGCTGTGCTACAGTTAATGTAATGTTTAAC